ATTACTAAATTAAAGGTTGTAATTTTTCAACCCCCCTACCTATTGTATTAATTTTCAAATAATTATATTCATTTTTTAAAAATAGCACCCCCCTTAAAATGTTTTTTATTTTCAAAAACCAGCGCCAGGAGGTAATTGTAATATAATGCACTGATATATTACAACTAGCTAATAATCTAAGCTTTTGATTATGTTTTTATTAAAAATCATTTCCTTTTCTTTTTGTCGTGTATATATTTGTGTGGTTGCAAAATTTGAGTGCCCCATGAATACCATTACATCGTACTCGTTTAAGCCGGATGCTAATAATATTGTGGCGGCTGTATGGCGTAAGCTGTGAGCCGTAACCATGGGGTGGTTAATACCGGAGGCAATTAAATGCCGCTTAATCATAACGCTTATATGGTGGGGTATTAACCTTTTATTTTTATTTCGGCGAGCGTACGATATAAATAACGGGTCGGTATCTTGCCAGTTACCAGGGCGGGCGAGTAAGTAATCTACTATGGCCTCCTCGGCTTTTGTTGATAATGGTATGGTGGCATCCTTCTCGGTTTTACCTTTGCGCTGTATTACTATTGCTTTTTGCTTGGGGTTGTAATCGATTATATCGCCCACATTCATGCGGGTAACTTCAATCTCACGCAAGCCGTTACGTAACATTAAATTAGTTATTGCATAATCGCGTTTACCGCCTGGGGTTTTAAGATCGAATGTTTTTAATAGTGCGTTCGCCTGGTCCATACTTAGCGAGCGTTTACGAAACGTGCGGTATGTTCTGTTTATTCTTATGCTGGTGGTTAGATCCTGGGTAATATCGTTAATGGCTAACCAACCGTAAAATAGTTTTAAGGTGGTCATATATGAGGCTACTGTTAAGTCGGTTTTGTTTTCATCTAATAAGCTTTGTTTATATTTAAGTACGTCGGATATACCGAGCTCGCCAAAGCTTTTACCCTGGAGCATTGCCCAGGTAACAAAGCGGTTAATATTAAACTCGTATTGCCGTTTACTTAGCTTTACGACGTCGCGCTCGGCTAAAAATTTCTTTATTAGTTTATATGGATCGGGGGGCGTGTTTATTTTTTCCATGTTTCTTTACCTGATTTAACTGCGTGGTGGTGTGTGCAAAGTGTTTGCACGTTACTTTCATCCAATGGCTCGCCATAATGGCCAAAGGCTGTATTATATGCATCGGTGGGGTTTATTTGCCGTATATGGTCCACTACGTTACCGGTGCGGGTATTACCGAGCTGGTAACAATCAACACAAAGGGGGTGCGCTTTTATGTATGCATTGCGAAAATTACGCCATGCCGTGGTATGGTAAAATGGGTTGGTTACCTTACGGCCGGTTTGTGCTTTATGCTCGGGCACCCATGGGCGTTTTTTTGACTTTGGAAATGTTGGCATAGCTTTTATTTTGCTTTAAAATATTCGATGCGTTCGCGGCATTTTGTTATTAGCCGGGTATGGTATTTTATATTTGATTTTATAGTTTTCCATTTGAGTTTGTTAAATTCTTTATCGTAGCCAGTAAACTCTAAATTTCTTTTTAATTCCTTTTGATGGATATTTAAACGTGCCGCCCACATTTGTAACCCTTTATTTTTTTGGGTGGCAATGCAAATATTATCCATGGTTCATTTTACTTTGTGGGTATAACCGTTGTAATTCTTTTATTTTTTCGGTGTTGGCATCCTGGGCGGCCTGGTCCTTTTGTTTTTGGGTTGGTTGTGGCTCGCGTGCTTTGGCTTTCATTTTGTCGTAAATTTTAAGGATCTTATTATTTACATCCTGGTTAATAGTATTGTGTTTATGCTGGTTGGTTTCTTTTATATGTTGATCGACGGCGTACTCTTGTTTGTCAATACTATATTGATCGAGTTCGTATATTAAGTTTTGCATTATTGGCTTGCCGTATGGGTTGTTTTTTACCAGGCGATCGGTTAATACGGTTAAATCGCTTATTGTATAACTATAATAATGCTGGAGGATATAATTTACCATATACAAAACATGTTCCTTTTGCATATCGGCCTTTAGTAAATCAACCATTTTGCCTAGTTCGGTGGCTATAATTGATTTTACAACCTTTTCGCCAAGTTCTTTTTTTATCCGTATAAACGACGGTTCGACGCTATCCCACATTTTTGCCATGGTTGTGGCTCGGGCTGTTAATTCACTTACGTTATTAACCGTTAATATCGGCAAGTACTTCGCTAATGAGATTTTCTTTTTTTGCATTTTTACCTATTTTTAACTTATTAAACTGGCTATCAATTATTGAAAGTGTGAGGCGGTCGGCTATCCATTCATCGGCCATTGCGCGGTTAAGTATATGCCGAAAGCCATCGAGTATTTGGGTATCGGTGGGCGCCGGGTTTTTCTTTGCTTTATATGCGTGCTTTATTTTTTTTATTATGCTTTTAATTTTGGCCCCATCGCGGCCCTCAAAATAATATGCGGTATTTGTAAATTCTTTAAATTCATCTAAAAATATTTTTCTAATTTGATTGTATACCGTGCTTGCCTCGGTAACTTGTTTATTGGTTTGTTGGTTTATTGGTTTATTGTTTACTGGTTTATTTATACTGTCCTTGCTTTGCCCGGTGCTTTTACCTTGCTTTACCCCATGCTTTGCCCCATGCATTATAATTGCTTTATCCAATGCTTTGCCCACTGCTTTGCCGTTTTTTGGCATAGCACTTACAAGGCTAATTATATTTGCCGAGTATTGATTTTTCGATTTTTGTATAAGATCAAAAAACCCCCATTCAATTAACTCGTTAAAATGCTTTATATAAGTTTGGTATTTTTTTACGCCGATGGCGTCCATGGTCATTTGTGAAGGAAAACCGTATTTTGTTTTCCAGCCCAGGCGGTTGCAATGTTCAATTGCAAAGCAATAAATGGCCGTATGTAATGGCTTTATAAGTTCGGGGTTTTCAAAACAAAAATCGAACCAGTTGCGCGTTAAATCGTAGCCGTTTAGTGTGGGGGTTGCCATTTTATCTAATCTTAATAAATTGAAATTCGTTTTTTAACTGGGGTTACCTGGGGCGCGTGAGGGTACCGTACTTGGCCATATATTTTAGTTTGTATATCGTACATCATTTTTTTATATAGCTTATTATTAAGATCGTCGTTTACAGTTTTAACGCTATGCCGTATTGAGGCCCTATCGAAATTATATGCTCGCGCTATTATACTCCAGCCCACCACGTGGTATTTTTCCATGTATTCGTGGTGGTCCAACCAAATAGCTATTTGGCGAGGCATTAATATTTCACGTACGCGCGTTTTTTTTAATATAGATCCAGGGGGTAATTTAAAATAATTTTCAAGTGAGGTTATATTTACCGTAGCGGGTATGGCAAAAGGCGCGAGGATCATAATTTTATGGGTTTGTTTCGATACCGGTTATTTTATTGCATTTTTCGCATTTCCATATTATACCGGTACTGCGTACGGTTTTAAATGGTTTTGGTATTGGGTTGTGTAAACAACTAGCCCGTTTAATTAGCCGCTCAATTTGGGCCACATGCTTAATTATTGCCGTGGCTGGTATATTATACTTGCGGGCATCACTTAATAACCTTTTTGTATGTGTAAGGTGGGTTAATAATATACTCATACCAAACTATATTGGGCAACGCGTTTGCCGCTGGTGGTTTTAATCATTTCGGTTTTAATGGCTACGCCGGAGCTCCTTAAATCAGAAATACGGCCCTTATAATTAAGACAATTAAACCGGGTTAATATTTGCATACCGGTAAGGCTATCGCCACGCTCGAGGGCGCTTTTAATTCGATCGCATTGCGATGGTTTTTTTGTGGTTGTTTCCATTTTCTTTTAACTTTTTAAGTGCTTTTTTAAACTCAATTGCCCGGGCACGCATGCGCTTTTGGAGGGCGGTATGTTCCTTTAATATATCGATGGGCCGGCTACTAAATAGCGTGGGCATGGGCGGCGGTTTCGGTGCGGTTTGAATCGTTTTTAATACTTGCCTCAATTAAAAACAAAATCATTTGTGTGTTTGGCTCCTTAATTAACCCACCTTTTGGGTGGCTCCTTTTATCGTTAATAAGGTTTTGGCGTATCCGGCCCAGGGGGGCGCTCATGGCATCAATTGGCACCTGGTCGAATTTATCGAGTATTTGATTAATAGTTAATAACTCCGGCGGTGGCACGGTAACGGGCACCTTTTTTTTAGTTTCCATTTTTACTAATTTTTTGGTTTATATAAATTTCTAAATCGGCCTCGCGCATTTTCCAGTGGCCATCTTTAAACATGCCAGCGGATACAAGGCCCTCTAATTTATTTTGAAACGATTGGTAACTCAAATTAAGGCGCTCACGTATTTGCATACTGTTAAGCACGCGGCTACTGGTATCGGCCTTGGTTGTAATAAGGCTCATAAGGGTGTCTATTTTAGAGTTAAGACTATCGGCCAGCTCGATAAAATCGGTTTTTGTTGCTACTTCCATATTATGGGGTTATTGGTATTTGTTCGCGTTTGGTGTAAAGGTATATTTCGGCCTTTGGGCCATATTTCTTTTTAAGCTCGGCAATTATTTCGGCCTCGGTTACATCCTTTTGGGTGTAATCAACTTCGCGGTTTATATCCACTTGTATATCGAGCATTACTCGAGCTTTGAAAAATTTAATTTTCATATTGTGAGTGTATTATTTCGTTTTGCCCTGGCGCGGCGTGCCACCTTTGCCGTTTTAATCGAACGGGTACGGATCATGGGGCTATTAATTAACTCGCCAATAACAATTAATAATAAAAACACACATACGGCCATTATACGGGCCAGTGTGGGGCGTATGCCAAAGCTTTGGGTGGTATGGGTTTCAAAATACCAGCGTGCCACATCGGCCAGGTTACGCGAGTTTGTTTTTATATTAATATTACCGTGGTGGGTTCGTACGGTGTGAGTTGATATATTAAGCTGGTGCGCTACTTCTTTATCAGAAAAGCCCCAAGCTAAATAATATATTATTTCGAGCTCGCGAGGGCTTAATGCATTTTGGTGCATTTGTGGTATTGCGTTGGCTTGCATTTATGTATATATTTGTACTAAATAAATATTAACAAGCGGCAAATATAAACTATAAACACACATTTGTCAAGTAAAAATGTATATTAAATGCATATTAATTTATAAAGTGCTGAATTATAACGAAATAAAAAGGGTGGCAAAAGGCAAGGGCATAAGCCTTGTCGATTTGGCCGAGCAAATTGGTTACTCGTATAATGGTTTTTTAAAGGCCATGAAACAAAACCGGCTAAAACACACGGCCAGGGTTAAATTAAACGAGTTGCTCGATATACCCCTGGCCGAACCCAGTAATATATTAAGTGAGGGTACTGGCGAGTACTCAAAAATTACCGTGGCCGACGAATTAAGGCACATTAATAGCTTATTGCTGGAGCAAATAAGGGTAAAAGATCGCCAAATTGAAATGTTAACCGACTTATTAAAGACCGAAAAAAACAAAAGGAGTAATAATATACATAAAACCGGCTAGTTGTTAAAAATTTGTTATTTTTGACACAAACCGATACATTAATTTTATATATAAATTATAAAACTTTTAAGATGTATACGGTTTTTTATCAGAAACAAATTAAATTTTTAACGGATCAACTTAAAATAAAAGATAAACAATATAATACTTTATTAAGTTGTATGAGTAATCAGGCCCACGGTTGCAACCTCTCAATAAGTTATCGCAAAATGTGTAATAAATGCGAAATGTGTAAATGTTCAAATAATTTAAACCAATGCAAAAGCGCGTAATATTATTTAATTTATTACTGTTTACTTTTATCTATTGTGGTGCCCAGGTTGCTAACCAGCCATTTAAAAAGTGTAATACCATTAAAGTTATTGGTGGCGATTTACCCGAGCTTAAAACATTTTTAGTTAATAAGGGCATATTATCAGTGGATGCGCCACCCGAAATATTACGCACCACCCAGTTTAAAATTTATAAATCGTATAATAATTATACTGGTAACCTGGAGGCATGGCAAAAAGATAACGAGCTCATGGTTTCGGGTAATGCTTTTTTTATGGCCGGATCTGAAAAAATGGCAAAACGTGGCGCCGGCCACATGGCCACCAAAGCATTTAATAAAGTTAACGAGCTTTGTATTGAGTATGCCAAAAAATACGGGTACACTTTACAGTATTTAAAATTATAGCTCCTCGCTAAGATCGATATAAATTTGCGCCGTTTCAAATTTACTAATACCCATTGCTTTCATTACGTCGAAAATCGAGCCCGTTTGTTTTGCATACAATGTGCCGAAAGTGTGGCGCCCTACATGTGTGGTTATTTTTTTACGGACCCCTAATTTATCCTTTATTATGAGTAATGCGCCGTTCAATTCAGAATTGCCAACATATCGGCCAAAAAGATATTTAGGGGGTGGGGTAACTTCAATATATTTTTTAATTAGCCGCTGGGGCTTACCATCAAACATATCCCAAAGCCTTAAAAATAGCCGCCGGTTTACTTTATACATCCTGGTTAATATAAGTGTTAAACCCTCGGGGCGTTGCTCAAAATCGGCGGCATTTAACCGGTGTACATCCGAGTACCTTAACCCGGTGTAACACTGAAATAAAAACATATCGCGTATAATTTCGATGCTTGGCACGCCCGATAAATCGGCCTCCTCAATTTGCGCGAGCTCGGTGTAATTAAGGTATATATGTTTTTGCGGATCTTTAACCACTTTAAATTTACGATACGGGTATTTTGAAACATCCAAATAATCGTAATTAATAGCCAGGTTAATATATTTTTTAACATCCTTATGTACCCGCCAAATGGTGCCAGTGGCATACCCCTCGCCCCGCAAATAAGTATCAAATGTATTAATAAGCTGGTAATTAATATCGCTAAATTTAACCGTGCCGGCATGCGCTTTTAATAATTCCAGTGCTCGGCGTTGTGGGCGTTTACTAGCCGGCTGGAGGCTCATATCCTTTGTTAATGTATTATGCCAAAAAGCGGTAAACGTAAGCTCATTACCTTTGGCGGCAATATGCTGGCCTAATTTATCCATTGTAAAAGGCTTACCGGTGTTTAATTGCTTAAGTTCGTAGGTTTCAATATCGTTAATACTGGTTTTTAAATTGAGGTTATAAGCTATATATTTATCATTTTTAGAGTTCACTAATTGCCGCGATGTATCCCACTCGCTTGGATGCACCCATATTTTGGTACTAATATATTTTTTTTGTTTCGGGTTATGGTATACATATATCTCAATTAACCCCTTACCAGTTGCTTTAGCTTTCTTTTTACGATCGTATACCAGGCGATATCGCGCTTTTTTTTCTACCAATTTATTCTACCTTTTGAGTTAATTTTGCGAAGGTAGGAAATAAGTAGCAAAATATATGTATTTTTATGTATATTATTATATAGTTGGGCACGGTGGTTATATTAACAATATACCCAAAAGGTGGTATTTATTAGGGCGTACAACTACAAAACCATAAAAAAAGCCCCAAAAACTTGGGGCTTTAAGTGATCCCGGCAGGACAAAAAACCCACCTAAGTATCAACACTATATGTATAATGGTAGAAAATAAGTAGCATTTAACCCACCTTACACATTACGCTCCAGGTGGGGGCTATCGTAAAAATTTGTAAAATTGCCACCCCATCGGTTTGCCGTATCTAACCCCTCCCAGTATGCACCGAGCTCGGTAATTTTTGGGTGCTTATATGTGAGTTTACCATCGATAAAATAATTAAAATCGACGGCCAGGCGGCGAGGGTGGTTACCTTTTTTGGTTTTGGTTCGTTTTTTATCCGGTGCCAATTGTAAACCCGTTGGGGTTTCAACCACAACCGCACCAAAATAATATAAAAGTTGTTGGCTTTCGGTGCGGTGGGCCTCGCCAAAAGTTAAATTAATACCCATGGAGTTGGCCTTTAAAATAAAAAGCGCAATATGCTGGGTAAAAATTTGTTGCTGTACTGAAAGGCGCATTTATTTTTTAGATAAAAAGCCTTGTATTATATTGCTTATGGCTGTAATAACTAATTTGTACGCCTCGAGTTCCTCCTCGGTACCATCGATTAGTGGCGTATTAATTAGCTCGGCCATAACGGTGGCCACCTGGTTTTCAACCGCGGGCCAATCTTCGGCCACTATGCTATTTATAAGCGCTTCAATGTCGTCGGTTAGATCGTCGGGTATTTTGTCGCCAAAGTTATTATTAGCGGCGTTTAATGCCATTTTTATGGCTGGGCCATCGGCCATTTCCCATATACCACCGAGTACAATTTTTGCATCGATCCAGTTGGCCAGGTTGTTAATTACTTCTTTTTTAATTTTTCCCATTGCTTTGAGTTTAAAATATTAATAATTGAGTTACGTATTGAGTGCCGGCCCTGGGTAAAATGTAAATGTGTATTATTTACGCTTACTTTTAGCCGGATATATTTTATTATAGTCTTGTAAAACCGTGGTTTTTTCATCGGTTGTTTTTAATTTCTCGTATGCCGAGGAGGTTGCGGCTACCAATGCAATGCCAACGGTGGCCCATACCGGTAACCCGGTTGGTATTGCCAGGGTAACAAGTGCCCCGGCGCCAATTATGCCGAGCACGGTACTGGTTACCTTTGCCCCTTTTGGGGTTTTGGAGGTCCAGCGCCGTATAAGCATTGCCAAAAGTTCGCCCGCTTTTTTCATATTATCGTATTGTTACGGTTGTGGTCCAGGGGTGGGCAATTACATAGGTGCCACCGATGTATAAATTTTGCAATTGCTTTACGCCTTTTGGTTTATCAACTTTTATTGAGTGGTGTTTATCGCCGAGCTCAATAAAATAAAACCCATTTTCCCAACCCAGGCGCCCCATATAACTTTTACCAATTATAAGGGTGTCTAAAATTCCCTTTTGCGCGGGGTTTTGTTGGGGCGAAATACCATTTATATAGTAATAATAACCAAGTACCCCGAGCGTATCCGATAGGCGGGTATAAACAACCCTTACACTATTTTTGTGGTTACTATTCCAGGCGATACCGGTTACTTTACTCCAGCCGTTTTTTACTGGTTTATCCCATACCCAATTTGCATTGGTGGTAAACTGGTACCTTAATACATCCTTTTTTAATACACGTATTAAATTAGTTGAGCGGTGTTTACCCGCTGGCACTTTGTAATTAATTACTGTGTCGGTTGTGCATGCGGTAAAAAAAAATAGTATAATTATAAAATATTTCATAGTTTTTTTAATAGTTCTTTTATATCCGCTTGCATTGTTTTTTGACCATCTTTTAACTCTTGCATATCCTCGCGGTGCTCGTTATTCATTTCGGCTTTATCTACTTCGTGAGTCGACTCTATACGTGAAATATTAATTTTATTAGTTTCGATGGCGGCGGCATGTACATTATCATTACTATACATACCAATTAAACCTATTATGGCGGCCACTAATAACGTGGCCGCTATGCCACCAAACCATTTTAAAAATCTACTTTCGGATTGGCTCATTGTTTTATCCTTTTAACAAATCTTTCAACGATTGCCATTCAGCTAGTTCCGTTTGGTAACCGTCTATTTGACCTTATGCGTGGTTAATATCCCCTTCCAATAAAGCAATTTTACTATTGACTTGCTCGGCTGTATATTCAACCTCATTGGTTTCAATTACTTTACCGTCTTTTACTTTTAGTTTCTTTGGCATTATTTTATCCTTATTAAGTTAAAATTACCGTGATTAATTGTCAAGTTTCCCGTGTTGTCCGCTTTGGCTCTTATGCAAACTTTGTTATTCGCTGCCAATACAACCATTCCCGTTCCGCCTACATTTCCTAAGTCACCTCCCGTTCCAATTTTACGTTCAGTTTCGATGTTTATAAATTCTGTATTTGTAGTTGAATTAAAAGCCGATATATGAACGACCGTGTTGTTGGTCGCGTGCGTGAAACTCATTGAGAAATTAATTAGATACGTTCCAGCTTGTTCGACTAAAATAGTGCTATCTGTGTCTAATGTTCCCGAAGTTACTTGTCCAGCAGTCCAACCTGACAAAGTATAATAGTTTGCTGTCGCTGTTGAAATTACTGTGCTTGGGTCGTATAGTTCGCCAAAGGAATTATCGCTTGTTAAACCACCAGTTACAACTGTTTCACCGCTTCCATTCGGGTCAATCTCTAAATCTTCGTTTGTTGCTCCCGTTGTTATGTGTGTGCCGCTGCCATCGTTTTGGAGTGATAGGGTTGCTTGAGTGTCGGTTGCGTTGTCGTTTATGAAACTTAGTAAAGGGCGACTTCCTACTTCGGCAATGTCCCTATCAACTCTAAGACCGTAACCACTACTTAAATCTTGAGTAAGTCTTGCCGCATATTTACCAAAAGAATAAATTGATGGTTCACTTGTGGATTCACTATCAATATTTATTCCTCTTTGATTTCCATTCTGGTCAATACTAACCCCATACCCTGCCCCATCCTGCTGAACAAAAATACTTGGTTGAGTGTTGGAGGTGTGGTCGTTTATAAAGTTGGCTAAAGGCAAACTGCCCGCCTCATTTAGATTCCTTGCCACATATAATCCTCTCCCATCTGCAATATCCTGAGTTATATTTGCAGCATACTTTCCAAAAACAGTCATCGCTGCTGTGCTTGTGCTTTCGCTATCTACATTTAAAGCAGTCGCATCATTATTCTGGTCAACCGTCAAAGCCGTATTCGCCCCGTCGGGTGTAATTGTTGTATTACCGTTTAAGGCGATTGAGTTAGTTGCTGCTTCGGTAAATGTTGCCATTTCTGTACCGCCTACCGTAACGCTCAACACATCGGCAGCGGATTCATTTATAAATGTATGTGAACCACCGTCGAAATAAAATCCTTTTATCGGGCTTACGTACACATTACCATCGGTAAAACTATAATCACCAGAAAACCCACTAAAGATAAGTTGGTCACTCGTATTAATAGCAATATTACCCGCATCCCCGTCACTTGCTACAAAACTAAGTTGTCCGCTTGTGCCTCCGCTTAGACCGAGGGTGAGGGGTTGTGTTACCGCTCCAGTTCCCGTTATGGTTGTGTTGCCGTTTATTGTTAACGTCTGACTTGACGGTGTAGCATTAAATGTACCGTACATTAAAGCGCCTGCTTTATCTCCAGCCGTGTTTGTTCTGTCTAAAGCATCAACATAAAATACACTATTTTCTACATTGTATTTCCCAGCAAATGCACCAACTGAAGTTGTGTTACTTGTATTAGCCGTTGAATTACTATAATATCCAAAATTTGAATTATAAGTACCACTCGTGATGTCATCTCCTGAATGAGTGGCATATAAAGCATTATAATTACCTGTATTAATAGTCGCCCCCGAAGAACTGCCATAAAGTGAATTATAAGCACCTGCACTAATACCAATCCCGCTATAATAGCCAACGGCTGTATTATATTGCCCACCAGCCAAAGAATTTAAAGCATACTCTCCAATTCCCACATCGCCAGCACCTGTTATACTCGCATTGCCAGCATTTGCCCCCAAAATTACTCCAGTAGTTGGGTGTAAAATATTCATACTCTCTATTGTTGTAACTGTCAAATCACCCGGAATATCAACCGCTCCGCCCGTTGTAATCGAAACGGGATTAGCAGTTTCGCCTAATGGATAAAGCCAAATTCCTTGGTCGGCATCGCTAAAGATCCAACGTGCTAAAGTGCCGCCGATTTGTTGATTTATCTGTACATCAATATCCTCGGTACCATCGCCGGTATCGGTGGCGCTGGCTTGTATACTTGCGTTAATATCGCCGGCGCTGGCGTCGGTATCTTTAAACTGGAGTACCGGCGCCGCGGTTTTTATTAGCATATCGCCGGCGGCTGTTATTATACTAAAAAATGTTTTGGCGCCGTAAATGCTATCCGCACCCGTGGTTTGCACAAAGGCGGTATCTTGCTTGCCGTTAAATAAAAACGCGTTTACCGGCTCGCGCTTTACGGTTTGCCCAAACGTATAAACCGTGGTAAATAACAGTAATATTATTATTGTTAATGTTTTCATAGCTGTATGTTATTTAATTTACGTGTACTTTTAAGGTGAGCGTGGCGGTCATGGTTGGCACCATAAAAATTATAAATCCGGTTTCGGGTTCAGTGCCGGCCAGTGCCGCGCTTCCAGTTGAGCCGGTAATTGTAACCTGGTAAGTGCTATAATTATCGTACTCGAAAGTATTGGCGGCGTTGTCGTCGTTACTCAAATAAATAAACGCGGTATCGGAGCCGGTTACACTGGTCCATACATACGTGGCGCTCCATGATCCTTTTGGCGCCACATATAATATACTTGTATCGGCGCTTAAGGTTGTTAGATCAACCGCGCTTAATAATGTGGTTGTGGTATTTGAGTTTAAACTACTTTGCCCCATCATGGTTATCGAGGCCAGTGTTACGAATGTTATTAAGATAATTTTTTTCATGGTATTTATATTTAATTTATTTGCGTGCTGATTTAAAAATGGTTGCCCAGCCTATGCCGGTCATGCCCGTGTTATGTATTTGTATTGAGGTATCGGCGGCCAGGGTAAAATCGGATGCGGCCGCATTTATTTTGTCGCCACCCGCATCGCGGCCCACTGTTAACGAATTGGCGGCGCTTACGTTAACCATTATAATTGCGCGGTTCTCGGTTTCGGTAAATACGGGCAAAGTAATTGTTAACCCACCAATACCAGGGTTGGCATATATAATACTATCGGTATCGCTTACGGTGTGGTTGCCCACTAATAAAGTACGGTACCCATTAATATGGTTGGTTTTGGTTGTGCGGTTAATTTGCTCCTGGAGCCAGCCACCCATGTTACCCATGCCGAGGGTTTTGGGGTCGCCTTTTTTAAATGTGGTATCTTTTAGCGTGGTTATATTGGCACGATCAACATGTATTTGTACCCAGTCGCCACCCCATGTATTTGTATTTGCATTGTATTGGCCCGAACGTAATTGATATTTTTTACTATCGATTATAAGCACGGTAATGGCATGCAGTACCACGCCGTTGCCTATCATGGTGCCACTATAAACGCGCGTTGGTGCCTTTTGTGCGGCGATGGCCTCCTCGCAAAGTAGGGCATTTATATTTATACCACCGGATACGGCGCCGCTTACGGTCCATTCATCGTTTGAATTTTCCCAGGCACCGCCATGGGTGTAAATTTGTACGCGGCCATCGCTATAAAAGTGGGGGCCGTCGCCGGTAAGCATGTCAGGAAATTGTAATACGCTACTCGAATCGACGGGGTTGCTCGCACCATCCTCGTTTGTACTGGTGTGCTCCTCCTCGCCGGCCTCGTAACTTTCGCCAATATGCTGGTGTATTGCAAAATCTTCGCATATATGCGATGTGGTTGAGCCACCTGGTAAGGTTATTGTTGCGCCGGTGGTGTCCTGGATCTCGATAAAATCAAACTCAAAGGTACCCGCGCCGGAGGCTGGTACTGGGAGCGTTTCCAAGCCTATAACAAAGTAATACGTATATGTACCGGTAAACCCCCATAAATGCCACCACGGCGATAAAATGCGGTAACGGTCGGAGCTGGTGTTACTCCACTCGGGGTAACCGTTTGTATTTGTATAATACTTAGATCCAACTTGTATACGCATATCAAAAACCCATGCGTGTAAATCGTTAAGGGTGGCAACGCCCACGTTAAGCGTACAACGTACCACGCCGGCAAAAGTTAGGGTTTCATCCGAACCACCTTGCACATTACCAAAGCTTACCGCGGTTGAGTACGATGTACCAGGGGGTAACATGTTCTCGGAATTTAGCGATTGTTTAAAATTATACTTTACCGAGGCCGAGTTTAACGCCGGTAAAAACATAAAGCTACCAGTGCGATCAAAATAAAAGCTCGTTAGCTTAAAATCGTCGGCGCTGTATGCTGTTAAATTTGATCCGTTTTTTCTATACGTACGGCTCGCAAAAGTACTTGGCCAAAGTGCATTGGTTTGTATAAAATGCCAAACGCCATTTGATAATAAAAGGGTGGCATGCCAACGGGTGCAAACTTGTACAAGTACATCGTAGCACGAAATTGCCACGGCATCGTCGTACTCGTCGAGCTCCATAAATGCATCGTTTAAAATACGGCTAACTATTAACGGGTCGAGGGTATAAGCTGGTGGCGATACCGCGAAATGTGAATCTTCGTACCAGTCGACGGCGGTTTTTAAAAATACATCGTATGTATCCCAAAACTGGAGTAAATCGGTTTGGCCGAGTATGGTAACTAAATACGTAATAAAAGTTTGAGCCAGCGCCCCGGTGGCTGGGTAATCAATATCTTTTAACCGGCCAAGGCCATCGGCGGCATGTAATTGGAATGGGTACGGCAATGCGGTATCTTCAATATTTATTAGCCCTTGTAATACCAGGCCGCACCAAAATAATTCATAACTCGCGCCATCATGTAAATATATAACTACAAAAAACCTTTGTTCCTGGGCGCCAATTATATCGTCGATTAAGGTTTCAAACGCGGCATCTTCGGCCACGCAATTTATTACGCACTCGCTGGCTAATATTGGCGAATACCGCCCTTGGTTTTCGCCCGAGTAATCGAGTGTAAAACCGTCAAAGGTATCCATACCAATTTCGAGGCTATTGGTTACATCGTTATAATCAATATCAATTAAATCAATACGATATAAATAACCATCCTCGCTGGTCCAGTCTGCCCTATATCGTATATTACTTGCCATTTATTTTAATCGTTAATCGTTAGTTTTTAGTGGCCGCGTATTGCGGTGCGATCGCGCATTGCTTTATCAAATACAATTAGTAAATCTTTACCGCTTATGCGGCTGGTGCCGGTAAAATGCATACCATCCTCGCCCAAGCCGCCGGCTGTAAGTGGGAGGGCGGCGGGTATTACCCGCTCGCCGCTGGATAGTAAAGCGGGGTATGTATCGTTATTAAACCCCGGGGGTATTATACCACCCTCGGCAAGTTTGGCGCCGGTGGGGCCTTTTTTAGTTGCGTTTGTTAATACCGTGGCGGCGGCAATGGCGGCAATACCCACAACAATGGCCGCGGCGGCGGTCCAGGGGTTTGAGCTTAATAGCGTAAACGCTAACATTAAAGCGCCGTAAGTAATAAGTGCGGTACCAATTTGTTTTAAAAAGCCGGCAATAACGGCAACAACCTTTTCGCCAAAATTAGGATCTACGCCGCTAATCATATCGCCAAGGGCCTCGCCCAAAGTTGTGCCCAGGGCAACAATACCCTGAACCATGGAGGCCTGGATACTATCCGTGGTTTGCTCCCAACTTTTAATAACAAACTCCTTATATATTTTAAATTCCTTGGCGGCATCGCCAGCGGCCTTACGTAGTTGCATTGTGAAAAAAGTAAATATATCGGGTTTTTTTGCTAGCTCGGTGTTTAAATCAGTAACGCGAGTTTTCATTTTTGTTATTTGTGGGAGGATACCCCGTATATTATCGGTTGAGGCTTTAGCCCCCGAGCTCATGGCGCCAAATGCCCAAGTACCCGATTTACCCATGAACCCCATGGCTTGCATGGCATCGCGCGTTATATCCTTAATGGTATCGCCAAAGCTTTTAAACTCGGTTTCTATTTCGGGTATTGGCCCCTTTAATTTTTCGAGCTCCTTAACTACGGGCGCAACAAAGTCGACGCCAAATAATTTTGTTAACTCGTTTAAAAAAAATGAGCTTACTTTGATAATACCTATAAATGCATCGATGGCGGCATTTTTAAGCCACTCCCAATTTGTTAACCGTTCTTTAAATGCATCCCAGTTACCAACCACATAAACAAACGCGCCGGCAATGGCGGCGATGGCGGCAATTACTAACCCAATGGGGCCAAGCATGGCCGTAAAAGCGGCACCAATGGCGGGTAATACTGTAAGCATTGTACCAAATATTATAATAACCGGACCGATGGCGGCGGCAATACCGGCCATTATTACAATGGTACGTTTGCCTCTATCGGTCATGCCTTGGAATACATTTATTACACTCCTCGCTTTTTCTATAAACGACTTTGCAATAGGTATTAATACCTTACCAAATGTAATACCCAAATCTTTTAAATCTTCGGTAAGCTCGCGGCTTTGGTTTGCAAAACTACCTTGTGTTTTTGCATAATCGCCCCACGCGTTGCGGCTTTGTTTGGTGGCAATTTCTAAGGCCGTTAGGGCTTTTGCCTGGAGCATAGATACGCCCAAACTTTTCATTTTTTCGGCAACCAAATTTTTGTACTCGGGCGAGTTTTGCCGTATTACAATACCCAAGGCTTTGGCTTGTTCGCTTTCGCCTAATAATGCTTTTGTTAATGCCTCGCTTGCCTTTGCGGTACCCCCTTCAATATTTGTAAAACTCGCCAAATCGACGGCCAGTTTATTAACTTTAGTTGAAAGATCGAGAGCGGCCTCCTGGGTAAAACCAAAGCCGGTTAATAAATCGCCAGTATCGCCCATTAATTTTTTGGCGGCAATGGAGGACAACCCAAATGATTTATCGAGCTCGTTAGCCGAGGCCCGGGCCTTGCTTTGTATATTACTAAAAACCTGGTCAAATTTACTACTTACCTCCTCGGCATCGCCAGCGGCTTTTAACGATAACGCTCCCAGGGCTACAATTGGAGCGGTCATGTACAAACTCATACTTTTGCCCATGCGTTTCATATCGGCACCGGTTTTACGAATTGTATTACTAGCCTTACGCATATTCGTTTGAAACTGTTTTATGTTTGCTCCAAGCCTAAATGTTAACGATGCTAAATTGCCCACAATTGAAATTTTAAATTTTAAATTCTAAATATTAAATTATTCGATAAAGTCCTCAAATTGTTTTTTAGTTAATTTTCTTTTTATTGTTTTTTTCTTTTTTCGGTTTTGAAATTCTGTTAATGTTTTTGCCTTCATATTGGCTTTAATATATGGGTTGTTAATTTCAATCATCCACGCCAGGTAATCAAACCTTTGCCAATCATTTTTTTGCTTTTGTTGCTCCAGCTCGTAAAAGCCGGCCAGCTTATTTAAGAACGCGGCGAGGGTAATATCCTCGTAATCTTTAAGCGCCATACCCATCGCGCCAAGCGCTTGCCGCTCAATCCACGCCCAGCTTATTACTTTTTTTCATCGCTGGAGGTTTCGGCTTTGGGGTTTGGTTGTGTTTCGTCGGCCTCGCTTTCAACTGAATTTTGCAAAATGGTTTGTAATTTTGCAAACTCGGCGGGGTCGCCTTGCATCAAATCGAGTATATCATCGGTATCAATACCGCACTCAATACCATCCTTTTTACAACCACGCTTAATACCAAGTAATAAAAGGGTTGCAATATCGTCGAGCATTTCGAGGTTATTATCGGCGGCTTTTGTATACCAATCTTCAAATTCATCTAACGAAATAAAACCCTTATTACGGGCAAAGGCTCGTATTACCGAAAGGCCAAATTTTACGGGGTACGCTGTACCATCAATTTTAATTGTATCCATTTACTTAATTTTTGGGTTAGGCTGGAGTAAGGCGCCCCGATGTATAGGGGTGCCAGGTTCCAACCAATTTGTTTAACTAATTATTACGAAACAGTTGTTTTTGCAATTGCTCCATTACCTTTAAAAGCGTATGAAAAATTTACATCCTCCTCAACTCCGGCGCTTATATCGAGTTTTGTAACCTGGGCCACGCCACTTAGGCGTACGTCGCCAGTTACCTCGGTACTAAATTGTAATGTTAGCTCGGTGCCGGCTATTAATGCATCAAAAAGTTCCTCCATACCTTGGGTGGCATCGTATTGCATTTCGCTTTCGCCGCTCATTTCCCAACTCTTTTTACCCGAGCGTGTGCCCTCCCATCCGGCTGAATCTTTATTTATTGATACGCGGGGGTCGTGTGAAATTGACAAATCGCAATTTAGTTGCACATCCATTTTAACGGCACCCACCCAAATAGCGAGGAGGGTTGCGTTTATTGTTCCAGTTGTTGCCATGATCTTGTTATTTTATTGATTAGTGTTTAATGTGTTTAATGTTAAACCCGCGAAACATTCGCGCGCTAGTCTTTTGGGTTGGATTGTTGTTTATCGAGGTACCCGCCGGCCTTTAGTTCGTCGGCAAAATAACCGGCTACAATTGGCGATTTACCCGCGCGTAATATCATACCATTGGGGTAAACGTAATCTTTAGTTAATGTAACTTTTACGCCACCGGTTGCGCCGTCTTTGGTTGTTATCTTTTTTTTGCGTGCCATATCTTTGGTTGTTAGTTTTTAGTTTTTTATCCGGCAATAGTGCCGCCTTTATTCCATCCCGTTGTATCCATGCCTCTAATTTTTAACTCGTATTAAATAATCTTGTTCTTTTCTATAAACTTTACTATCGGTTTCGTGCAAATCGTTTTCATCCTCAAAAGTTATAATGTCAATATTTATACTTTCAACGGTGCCGGTGTAATACGATAGTGCACTATTAACGGCATCGGCCAAAGCGCTTACGGTTGTATTACTTATGGCAAAATTGTCGATCTGTACGCGTAGGGTTTCGATAGTTTTTTGCCGGCTTTTATTTTTATTGGGTATGTGCGACAATTTAAAATATGTTATGTAAGGTAAATCGGTGCCATCGGGTGCGGCCAATGGAAATATATTAGTACCTACGATACCGGTTACGGTGGCATCGTTAGAAAGTATATTATATATTGCGTTGCCTATGTTCATACCTTTTTGAGTAGTCTGTTAATTTGGGTTTGTAAATGATCCCTAAAATTTTGGGTTACCAGTTTACCCACGTTATTTTTTTCGGCATCGATGGCCGGGCGCATAAATGGCTTTGGTGGTTGGTCGGCACGGTACCGCCCGCCTTTTGCTATGCCACCAACCCATGAGCCATATTGTACGTTTTTTTCGGTGCGAGCCCATGAGCGTGTGCCGGAGCTTTTACCTTTTAACCCGCTGGTGCCATATTCAACCCAATGGGCTATATATCCAATGGCGCCCCATTTTCCTTTTATCCTGGGGCCAACGTATATAATGGCGTTACGGCTTTTGGCTGTAATATTACCAATTGATTTTGCTAACTTTTTATATGCACTTCCATAAGCTAATAACCTGGACCGGGCCGAGCGTATCATTGGGCGAGTGCTACGGCGTAACATTGGCATAATGGCGCGCTTTTGGAATTTATCCGGTAACGCATCCAGCGCCCTAACGGCCTGGTCAAAACCTTGTATACTACTGGTTATTTGTACCATGTTATTAATAAGTGCTTTTTAACGAAAGCATTGTTTTTAAAATTTGATACCGGCGGCCCACTGGGGTAATGCCGGTTATTTCGTAATACAGTGAGTTATGTAATATTCGCATTTTAGTGGTTAGGTTTGCCAGGGTTCTAATACTAAACTCTAATACGCTTACATCGGTTTGGCGGTCGTTTTCCTCACGCTCGCCGGTACTGGTTGTATTAACGGCGGCCTTAACAGTTGCGAAAGTGGCCCATGTTTTTATGGGTTCGCCATCGTCGTTTTTGGCCACGGTAAAATTTTGGATTGTTACCGAGTAGTACATTTGCCCTATGTTGGGTTTTTTGTTCATCAATCAAAATTGTATTACTTGGTAAGGATCTAATAAATTATTTATCGATTTGGGCATTGTACGGTGGCCTTCGTCGCCGCGGTTCTCATATAAAAAACCGACGATTAAAAGGATAGCCGACTTAATGGCATCGGGTACCAGGGCGGCACTACCATACCCCGCGGTAAATTTTACAATTACGGCGTTTTCAATTGCTCGAGTACTTGGCCAGGCGGCGTCGTAAGTTGGTGCCAGGCGGGCGGGTTCGGTGGCTATGTCGATGGCGTAATTACCGGCGGTGGCCGTGGCGGCATTACCGTCGGTATCGGTATACCTAATATGCGAAATGGCAACGCTGGGCGATTTTTCCAAGCGTATTACATTGCTCGCAAATTCATCTAAATAAAGCTCCCAGGTGGCTGGCATGAGTTGGCGGTTGGTGTAACTTTCAACATGCATGCGAGCCGCTTTTATTAGTGCCGCTATGAGGGTATCGTCATCACTTGTGCTAACTTGTAAATGCGCTTTTGCCTCACTTGCCGTTACCGGTTCGGATGTGGGAGCTGTATGTAATTTGTATGCCACTTTTTAAATGTTAAATTTTAAATGCTATATTTTAAAATACTCAACAATTTGAGCGGCGAGTACTTTGCCAATGCCGTTTATTTCGGTTAAGTCGGGCACGGCTTTAACGTCGGCTAGCGATGTAAAGCCAGCGGCTACAATCGCCTTGTAACCTGGTATATCTTTTGGTATTGGGGTTGTGGTTGTGTGGGCCGGGGGTTGAGTAGTTGGCTCGGTTACGTAACCCAGTTCTTTAAGATCGTTAAAACGATTTATAGGTAGCTCGGCGGTGTCGCCTTCAAAATATGCCATACCGATACCCATGGCGTTTTTAATAAATAAAGCGGTTTTTGTTTTCATCGGTTTGTTGGTTAAAGCACGCGAAACATTCGCGCGCCAGTGAGTTGGTTTTTGTTTTAAAATAAGGCCCCGCCGCGCCGCGTGAGCGGGTTAGCGGAACCCAAAATTTACAACCCAATGTAAAAGTTTAAATACTACTATTAAGTAGTTAAGGCGTCGGCCATTGCGGCAAAGCTTTGGGCGTGGCGTACGCCAACATCCCACCAGCTATTTGCAACAACGCGCAACATATTAGTAGTTGCAAGGCTGTAAGGATCTACAACAATATCCAGGCCGCCCCATTGTGCTACAATTAAGTCGTTCCAATTACCGAAAATTATTGCGCTACAAACGCCGGTACTTGTACCTTTATCCAGTGTGCTAGGCACCTGGGTTGTAACTCCAGCTTTGTAGCCGAGTAATTCATCGCTTGCCGATGGCCATACAAATAAACCGGAGCCGCTGTCGAGTTCGGTTTGTTTTAGTTTCGCACGTACCTTTGGGTTTGTCATAAATGCAAGGTTACCAATATCGGCATTATCTACGGATACCTCACGCTCGAGGTTAACCAGGTTGCCGAAAGTTGGGGCAAGTCCGTTTGTACCACCCGCAACGCTACCAATGCCGGATGTGTTTAATATACCGGTTGGTTGATCGCTGGAACCCGAGCCGTTAATCGCGGCCAAATCAATAGCCAATTGTATGGCCATAATTAAATCGTTACGCACAAAGTTTTCAACATCGATTGAGCTTTGTATAATTAGTTGTTTGCTTATTTCAGTATAACAACCAAGGCGGTTCGGTGTTAGTGAAAGCTCGCCAAATGTTTGTGATTGTTCGCTACCGGCGTCGACTTCGCCCTCCCATGCCGCGCTGGCGGCGGTGGCTTGTGTTGGCATGGATATATTACCCATTAAGCCGGTCATTACCTGGGCGCCATATTGAGTAACCAACATTTTAGCGCGTAGTGCCTCAATAAAACCAACCGTATCGGTGGGGCTTAAATAACCACCCTGGTTATCGGTACCCTCGGTTAAATCTCTTTTTTCGCTTAATACAATCGATGGTATACCAATACCAGTTATGGCAACGCCGTTTGTTGTGGCTTCGCGTTTAGCTTCCTGGTCCATTTCGGCCTCGAGCCCTTCGAGTGCTTTACCTTCGGCTTTTGAGCGGATGGCTTTAACAAACGAGTAACTACGTACTTCTTTTTGTTCTTGCTTTTTGGTTACACTGTTAATGTGAGTGTTCGCCATTTCGAGCGTGCGAGCTTCATGCTCCTCGGCTCGTTTAATTTCTTTATCGAGCTCGCGCATTTCAGCAATTAAACCATCGTACTCGGTGTTTTGATCTTCGGTTAAATCGCGTTTTTCCTCTTTAGCGAGGGCGTGGATAGCCTGGGCGCGTTCCCAAATGCCGGCCTTACTTTCCTTTAATTCTTTTGATGATTTAATACCACCAACCACCAAGGCAAATGCAGTTGTTACCGCGAGTGTTCCCTCGGCTGGGTTCGCGTCGAGCGTACCCGCAAACATTGTTAAAAATAACAATGTAACTAGTCCTAAAATAATTTTACGTGTTTTCATTTTTAAAGTATTTAATTGTAAAGTGTTTTATTGTGATTTATTTATTTATATAATTCAAGTTCTTTTTCTCGTAAATTGCGTTGCCACTCACATGGCACGTTTGCGGGTTGTGGGGTTTCGCGTGGGTTGGCCTCCAGGTAACTATCGTAATCGCGTTTATCGGCCTCGGCGGTTGCATCGGGGTAAGCCGGAAATGTAACGGGGCCAACATCAATTAAATTATCAATTTCCATTATGGTGCGGTCCTCCTCGATACCCTCCTCGGTTGACTTTGCCCATTGTGTTACCTTTGGTATAAACCGAAAGCTCGAGCCAATTACATCGCCGCGCTGGATAGCCTCGAGTACGTTATCGCCGTTTGGCGAGTTGGGGGCCTCAAACTCAAAACGCAAGCCGGTGGTGTCAACCGAAAGCGTAAGCGTTTTTTTGTTGCGCGCCAGGATCAAATTATTATCATGGTTAAATACCGCCACCACGTCGTTTTGTAGTACGTTGTTAAATGCGGCCGGATCTATTTTTTCTCTAAACCAACCATCAAACCCGAGCGGGTTACTCCAGCGATTAAATACAGCGGCATAACCGGTTATTTTGCGCGAGGTTTCGCCATCGTCGCGTTTTTCAATACCTATATTACCAGTGGCAAAACGGGCCAGTACTTTATTATCGGGCTTTGTGGTTTTAACTGTTTTCATTTTTCGGAGTATTATTTTTGTTGTGTATATCCTGGAGCTTGTCGGCCTCGGCCATGTTACTTTGTAAGTAATATTTTTCGCCACCGGCAATTTTATTACGGTCCTCAAGTTGGCGTATTTCATCGCGCGAAAGTGCACCAATGTAAAACATATCTTTGTAATACTGGGCACGGGCCGCGGCATCGCCACGTAATAAACCTTCTAATGTAAACTTTGAGTAAAATGTATCTTTCTCGCGGTCAGGAAATAATTTGCGGTTTACTTCACTTTCCCAGGTTACGAGCCACGGGGTCATGGTGTATTTAATAAAATCGAGTGCGCGTTGCTCGGCGCTGGCATAAGTGGGGTTGTTATCGGTTGCCAATAGATCCATTATTAAACCAAAGTACCGGGCAATTTCGTTTACGCTAAACTCACGCGAGCCAATAAATTGGGCGTCTTCGGGGTTCATGCCAATTTCTTGCACTTTAAAACCGGCATCAATTAACGCCACTTTGTTTAATTTGTCGGGGCCGCCGTATGTATTATTCCAACTATCGGTAATATTTTTACGTACGTTAGCATCTTTTACAACGGTGTCGTGCATAAGGGCCACACGTTTGGCACCGCCATTTTTAAAAATAGTGCCACCATACTTTTGCATTGCCAGGGCACTGCCTATACTTTCGCGGGCAACGCTTAATACTGATTTACCGGCGAGGCCATCAAAACCCAGGCCGCGTATATGGAAAATATCGGAGGCTAAAAAAGGTTTATCGTAACCTTGTATTTTATAATATAAATCGCCCTCAAACTCGTAAGGGGTTACATGATCGGGGTTTGATATTAGTTTTAACTCAACCGGGCGAAACATTGCATTGCGTTTTATAATTGAGTACGCATTGCCTTTAAGGGTTGCGTGGGCTTGCATTACCTGGCGCCATGTAAACGAGCTTTGTATTTGGTTGGGTTCGGAGTGTATAAGCCGGTGGCTGGCGTGGGTTGGGGTTCGGTGCTTTTCGCCATTGCTATCGGTTTTGTAAACGCCAAAGGGTAACATGGCCACGGTGTTGGAAATTATACGAACGCATGCCCACACGGCCGAAAAGGTTAGCGCGGTGTTTTGAGTTACGGCCATGCCGGTGCTACTTTCGCCGCCCATTATATCAACGAGCCTGGAGCTTGGCGCTTTAAATGTACCAAGGTTACCACTGCGTTTTTCCCAAATTGGTATACCTAAAAATCTGTATTTTACATTATCCATGCATTTGAGTGGTTAATCGATTTTCGATAATCAAAGGGCCAAATGTATGGCGAGGTATTAAAAAAATTGTGGTAACAATGTTACGTTTGTATTAACATGTTTTTATACGGTGGGGTGGTAATAAGTGGCTATGTTATTAAATGTTAATTAAATAAGGTTGTTAATTTTTGGGTTGAAATAAGCACGCGAAACATTCGCGCGCTAGTGGTGTGATTAGTAGCCAGGTAAATAAAATGTTTCGGTTTTAACTTCATCGGTGTAACATTCATCTTGCATGCCCTCGAGTTGTACGGCGGTACCGATGGCTAAACTATACTCGATTTTTGTAAAATCGTTTGCCTCTTTATCAAATATTAAATAGTCGATAACTGAACCATGGAAAAAAGGAAATGCAATATATCGGCTTTCAAATTTTATATTTTTAACTCGCTCGCGTAACTCGGGTATTAATGGTTTAGCGGTTTCGTATATTGCTTTTTGTAATTTATTCATGGGTTTGTTTTGTGGGGGTTCAAATGGTGGGCATTGGTTTAATATACCAGTTGGTTGCTTTGGGGTGGCGGTGCCGGCAAATGTTAACTCCTCAATTTTAAAATAAATATTATATTCTAATCGGGTTTTTATCCCTGGCGCCTGGTCCTCGAGTTTTACCAGGTTATATATATCTTGTAATAATTTTTGGTTTTCTTGTTTTAGTTTTTGGTACGAGGAAAGTTTTAATTTCATGGGTGTAAATTTAAGTTATCAAATATAATTATTTTCTTTTAAGTCGATAGTTACGGGCGTGGCGGTAACTGGCAAAATTTGAGTAACGGCGGCGGCCAAAGTGTTTTATATATTCATCCTCGAGTTGATCGTAAGCGGCTTTTTGTGTTGGTATGCGTGGATCGCTTAACAGTGTTGTAAATGCTTTATCGTAACCCTTTACGGTTATGAGTGTTTTGGCGCGGGGTGTGAGGGGGTTGGCTTTCATTTATCATTTAGCTTTTAAAATTTAACATTTCCTAACTTGTTGCAAAGCCTTCGGTGGCAAATCGTTTATTAATATCCTCCTCCAGTGGGCGGCTCCAAAGGGCGGTAAGTGCTACAATTACGGCCATTATGCCATCAATTTTATCGGTGCTCGATTTTTTACTGGGGCGTATGTTTTCGTTTGTATCCTGGTATATCATTACGTTGCTCAACATCCAGCGTAATACGGGGTGCCCGCCGTGGTTTATTGCTTTGTTTTTTATGAGTTTGTAAAAGCGCTTGGTGGGTTCGCTTAGGGTTCCTATATTCATTTCGACTTTATCGAATATTTCGCCATCGATATTATCGGCCAGGTTTATTATTAATTGGCTGGAGTTCCATTTATCAAACCCAATGCGTACAATATTAAATTGCTCGTTTATATCGAGTATGGTTTTTTCAATTACGCGGTAATCGGTTACGTTGCCAGGGGTAACATGTAGTACGCCCTGGCTTTGCCAATTAAAGTATAGCATATCGCCGCGAGCTTTACGCCGCTCGATCATTTCCTCGGGTACCCAAATGTATGGCATAATACCTATTGGTGTAAGGCCATCTAAAAATATTATGGCGAGGCTGGTTGTATCGTCGGTGCTGGCAAGGTCGAGGCCGAGCACAACATCGCACCCCTTAAAATCGTCGGGGTTTATTTCGCCCAGGTTGCACGCCATCCAGGTATGATCGGGCACCCATGAGTATATGGAGCTGGTCCACTGGTTTAAATGTAATTGCCTAAATGCGTTTTCGTTGTTTGGGTTGTTTTTTACTTTGTTGGCGGCGGCCCGTATGTAATCGGTTTTAACTATTGAGCCATACCCTGGGTTGGCGAGTTTCCAGGTGGTGGCGGCAAAAATATCGAGTTCTTTATCGGCCGAGTATATTACGGGTAAAAATGTATCGTCGATTATTATACCCTCCAGGACCTTGCGGGCGTATTCATGGAGTTCGTAACATATTGAGGTACGATCGTTACCGGCGGTGGTTAATAAAAGTATTACGGGTTGGCGGCGCGAGCCTACGGATGTGGTTAATACATCGTAAAGCGCGCGGGTTTTTTGTGTGTGAAATTCATCGAATACAATACCGTGGGCATTAAACCCGTGTTTGGTATGGGCGTCGGCACTTATGGCTTTATAAAATGAGCCGGTTTTTTCGTAGGTTATTGAATTACGGTACGGGGTTGCACGCGAGGCCAGGGCTTTACGCTGGGTTACCATACGCTTTGCAATATCGAATATTATACCAGCCTGGCCACGCTCGGCGGCGGCGCTGTATATTTCGGCACCGGGTTCGCCATCGTTCATTAACAAGTATAAACCAATGCCACCGGCTAACGTACTTTTTGCATTTTTACGTGGTATTTCTACGTATACGGTGCGGTACTTTCGGAGCTTTGTAATGTTATCCTTCCAACCAAATAAGGGGCGTACAATATCATTTTTTTGCCAGGGCTCGAGTATAAGGGGTTTACCCTGGTGCTCGCCTTTAACGTGGGTAATATATTTCTCAATCCAGGTTACGGCGCGATCGGCGGCGAATTTATCAAAGTGGTATTTGTGTTGGTTTGGCAAGGGGGTTACGGTTTTTGGTTGTGGGGTTGGTTGTAAAAATGGTTCTGAGTGGTAAACTCTTTATCTGAGTTGTTGGGTTGGGGGGCGGCGCCACCAATTTCGATACCAGTTAAACCGGTAAGGTATTTGTTTGCTAGTTTAGAGTGGTTCATTGGTTATTGTTTAGGGTTTAGGGTTTCGAGTTTGGCGGCCATCCTTTTTAACTTAATATTGAGCCGGTCGATAATATTACCATACGCGGTAATTAACCCAACGCGTTTATTGTGTATGGCTATGTGTGGGCTTTTGGGGTGGGCGTTTATTTCGGTTATTTTCTTTTCGCAATATGCGATCATTTCCTCGGCCATTACCCGGCGGCCGGTGCCATAAGATGTATCAATATTTTCCATATCTATAATGTTAAAGTCGGTTATAATTTCCCATTATACAATTAGGATATAATGGCGATTGTTCAACGTAACACTTTTTACCAAGGCCCAAAGCAATGGCCAGGGGTAAGCTTTGGTTACCAATAAAATGCGTGCACGCGTTAATTATCTCGGCAAGGTGCAAGGCGTCGCCGGGCACCTGGTATAAAAAATCTGTTATACCGGTGCGGCTTTTAAAGGCTGTAATTTCGGCGAAGGTGCCCACAAATAAAAAATTTATATCCTTTAAAATAGTGGTGTAATCCACTTTATCGTCGTGGTGGTTATCGCTGTTTGCTACAATTGTATACACTTCAAACCCTTCTCGATTGCACGTTAACCACGGCGCGTATGGCGGTGGCTTTATACCCTGGGCAATAAAATGGTTATCAACTATATTAACGGTATCGTATGCGGTTAGGTGGGTGGTATCCATATATTTATCGAGGTCCATATCGATGGGCTCGCCGTTGTGAATTTTTACATCCTCGATATATGGCTGGGCTTTTATTAATGGCATAAGCCAATTAAATTGTTTTATCCAGTGCTCGGCCTGGCCTTCAAAATGTGTACTAACCGGATCTAAATAAAGCACGCCACCACCCAAATGTTTAATGAGTGGTAACGAGTAAATTGTATCGCCTAACTTTGGTTTATGTAAAAAGTTCATGTTTTAAATATTATTAAATTGTGAGGGCCTCGATCGCATAACTCGCGTTGGTGGCATAGCGCCGGGGTTGTGTAATTTTTTATATATACATCGGGGGTAATTTGGTTGGCGGCGAGCCAAGTGGCTTGCCATCCTGGTGCCTCGCTTTCGTGCTCCAGCATAAGCCACACGGCATTTTTTTTGCAGTGGCTTTTTATTGCGGTGGTAATGTCGTTAATGTTCATTACCTCGGGTGGTAACCGGTTTACAATATGTTGAAATACAAACGTAATTAATACCACATCGATGGTGTTAAAAAGAAAATCAAAATTGTTAGCGATGGTAACCCGGCGCTTAAATTTGAGTAAGTGTTTATTAACCACCCAAAAGTATTTAAGCATATCGGGGTTGGTATCAATACCGTAATAATGGGCGCGGGTGTTGTGCATTACCCAATGCAAATTACGGCCCACGCCGCACCCAAAATCAAGTACATTTTTTGCGGCCAGTATTTTTTTATTATACGGGTTGGCCTTAAATGTTAATTTGGTTGTTGGAAAATCGCCGGCCAAATTATCGTATGTAAAACTTTTGGCGTGCTCGGCATCGCGGTAACTTTGGTTTGCGACGCCGGCACCGGTTAATTTTTTCATACTAACGAGTTTAATATTTCAATACGTTTTTTGTTTATTTTATTGAGTGGGTAAACGTCGTTAATGTACTCCCAGGCGGTATCGTTATTTTCTTTTATCTTAACCCGGCCGTGGTAAATATCTTGTATGTGCTGGCTAAATTCGGCGGGGTTATCGTACTTTAAAGTACCAGGTATTTGCCACTCCTCCCAGTTGGGTACAATGCAAACGGCCCCGGCAAATATACCCTCGAGCGCCGCAATGTTACTTTTGCAATGGTTAAATAAATGGTTGGCTAGTGGTACTATCATGGCCTTGGGTGCCACGTTGTGTATATTTTTATGATAGGGTACAACGTCGGCAACGGGCGAGTGGTATAAATTTTTAACATTTGGCGAGGCTAACATCCAAGGGTACCACCCACAAAAATGCCATTTCCAATTACTTAACTCGGCGATGCGCTCAACTAGTTGCACGGTGTGTGTCATTAAATCGAGTTGGTGGGTTTCGGAGCCGCGCCATAATACGGTATCATTTCGCTTTTTAATATCGCGGTAATTAAATAGATCCTGGTTAAAAGCATTTGGCACCACTTCAATGCGGGGGTTGTATTTATCGAAAGCCTTTTTTAACCCGTGAGTTGATACGGTTACAACGTCGGCCATGGCTAAAAAGCCGGTTACGTTTGCGATTATTGCCGGGTCTGAATATAGTACATATTGTTTATTGTCGGGTGGTACGGCTAGGAGGTTGTCGTCGTAGTCAATCCAAAGCGGTATGTTTAAATCTTTAATGTAAACGGCGAGGCGTTTAAAACTATCGTCGTAGGGGCGTTGCATTACCACCACATCGTATAACATAAGATCGGCCCACGATAGGCTCATATTTTTGTGATCCATTGAGGTAATGGAAATATTACCCTTGAGTTGTTTACTTAAATTACCAAATACGCCATTGGCGCGGTAAAAGCTGGTGGTGTCAAATTTGTTTTGTGCTAATAATAAAATGTTCATGTGTATATATTTAAAGGGTTTAATTAATCTAGTAATAATGAGGGGTTCGCTTTTATTCTAGCTTTGGCGTTTTCCCAAAACAACCCCATTAAATGCGCGGTATATTCGCCAAGCGCGGCCATGGTTTCGGCCTTTGTGCTTATGCCGGTTTCAAAATCATTTATAGTGCCCTCGCAAAACCTATTGGCGTGGGTTAATGTTTTTATATTTTGTACTTTCATCATAATTTTTTATTAATCAAAATCGTTATCGCCATCGTTATCGCCGGCGGGCATTGCTATTTTTGTACGGGCACTGGGTGTAAAACCAAACTCGGAGGCTAATATTTTGGACCGCTCCCAACTTTCTTTATTAATTTTTTGTATTCTTTTTAAAATAAGATCCTCGCCAAACATTAATGCCTCCATTACATCGTCTTTTTTCTCGAGGGGTATACGCTCAAAATCTATTTTGGCGAGAAAATCGAGCGTATTATTAACGCCATAATTATCGAGCTCGGCCGATGTATCTAAATAATTACCATACTCACGGCAAAAAGAAATGAATAACTCTAAATCGAGGATGGTTAAAAGGCTTAAATTTTGTAATTGTTTACCCTTGGCCCGGTAAATTTTACGGGCGTTTTTTTTAAACCACCTTGGCGCCGACGGTAATTTTATAAGTGGCGAGCCAACCAGTTCGTTTTTATTTTCTCGGCATGGTTGAGTGGTGCCCCTTAATTTTTTTAAAGCCGTTGGTGTTGGTTTCCTTCCTTTTGGCATTTTCCTAATTTTGCATATATAAAAAAAAGAC